TCACTCCCAGCAGGCCAGCGCATCAGCGCCTGGAACGCCTCTGCGGTCGATGAGGGGCCGGACTGGAGGGCGAACGTGTAGGGGCCGGACAACGCGGTCCCCGGCGTACCGGCCAGCGGCGCGGCGTTGTACCGCGACCAGTGCCACGCGGTACTCGTCGATCCGTCCAGGTAGCCGATCGCACCAGGGTCGCCGGCGACCACGTAGGGCGGGTTCTGGTCTCCCTCGATCACCAGAAACCCACCGCCGCCGCTGGGGCCGACCACAGCCGCATACGCATCGATGCCAAATGTGCCGGCATCCGGTGTCGATGCGTTGGGGTCTTTTCGTAGCGCTGGCAGGTGAGAATCCACGACGACGCCGCACGCCAGCAGCAGCACACAGTCGCCGGGGTTGATCGTGACCTGACCCGCATCAGGGATGACATGCGAATCAACAGCCTTGTACTCGATCCCAGTCACGCGCCCATAAACATCCCGCCCGAGCGTTTGCCCAGGCTCCGCGTTGTAACTGTAGGACCGCCCGCTCACCCTATCGACGACGATCCCATCGGGCGATGTGAGGTAGTCCAGAAACAGCAGCATGGAATCCGGCAGACCGCCGGACCGCAGAGGATCGTGGCCGGTCAGCGATGGCGACGGCCCGGCGACAGGTCCCAGCATCAGGCGCTCCAGTTAGGGGCGTCCACCTTCTGCCCGTTCGCCCAGCGCTCACCGATCCACTGGGTGGCCTCCAGCCAGTTGTCCGGCAGCCCGTCGTCGAACACATAGAGCGCCAGCCCGTAGTAGTCCCCGTCGCTGAACATCAGCTTGTTCTGGCTGCCCAGCGACACCGCGCCGAACCCGGACGGCAGCGCGACGGAAACGATCTCGGCACCGCCCTCCGCGTAGCGCAGCAGGCCGGCGTCACGGTCCAGTACCAGGGTACGGTCGAGCACACCGCTGCCGAACGACAGGCTGGACAATTGCACGGTCGTCCCGTTGTCATCCGTAACCTTGAGATCGGACGACGGCTTGCTGAGCGCCATCCATCCGTTGCTGCTGTTGCCGCCAACCGCAACGATGGCCGTGCCGCCGGACAGGCTGGACACCGCAACGCAGATCGCCGAGCTTCCTGCTGGAATATCGGGCAGCGTGCCACCGCTGAACGCAACCGGTGCGAACTCCAGGCCGTTGGTCACTTTCAGACCGTCGCCACTGTTCGCGGATGCAGGCTGGTACAGGCCACCCGTGATCGCATCGGCCGGGTCGATGCTGGACCCGGATTCCGAGCAGGGAAAAAACAGCTTGACGGTCGGATTGCTGGCCATGCGTCCCGTGTCGATGCTCATTTGCCCGCCTCCACGAATACGGCGCTCGCGGTGCCGTTGTAGTCGATCAGGTCCATGCGGCGCAGGGGGCGCGAGAAGATGAACTCTCTCGGAACACCCGCCTCGACGATACGGCGCATGGTCGGTGCGGCGGTCGCCGCGTTACCTGCCAGCCAACTGTTCGCCGTGGCATCGTCCGGCGCATCGAAGCACACAGCGACCTTGGTGCCGGATGCGCCCTGCACGTTCACCACCACGCGCAGCACGCCCTCGCCCTCGGTCCAGGTAAAGCTCTGTCGCGTTGCCGTCGCGCCGCACTCCCGATCCGACGGCACTGCGGAACCGAGACTGCTGTGGAAAGCGATACTGCCTCCGTCAGTCGCGGTCGCCGGAACGATCTCGCTCTTTCCGGTGGTCGGGTTCTTGTAATACCCACCAATCGTCCTCAATCCAGGCATCTGTCTCTCCTGTCAGGCAAAGTCAGTCAGCGCCGAGCCGTAGTAGTCGGTGCCGTCGAAGTAGAAGAAAATCAGGTCAATCTTTCCGGCACCCGTGGACAACGTGGGTGCCGTGCCGCCAGACCACTTGACCGATACGGTGGACCAGTCGATCGTGCCGCCCGTCGAACCCTGCACGACCTTCAGCGTCAGGCTTGTCGGGCCGCCTGGATTGGTGAACGTAGGCTGAAGCGATGACCCGTTGAGCGTGATCTTCTGCTTGTTTCCGTTGTTCCAGTCGAGCGGGAAGTTGGCGGTGACCGTGCCGTTGTCATACTCGGCGTCGAAGTATGCGGTCTTGTCAACCTGAAGGTGATCGTTCAGCGTCTGTTTGCCGGTGAACGTGTTGGCGCCAAGGCTTGCCGCCTGAAGTAGCGTGAGCATCGCGGCGAAGTCTGCGGCTTGCACAAGGCTGATGCCGTCCGCGCTGAAGTCTAGAAGCGGCAACGATGTTGCGGAGTCCGACTTTCCGAGGATCGCTTCCCAGTACGAAGTCACCGATACCGTGTTCGGCGTCACGCCGGATACCAGCGTCAGCTTGTCAGACACCAGCTTCAGGTATCCGTCGCTTCCTGTCGGCAGTGTCAAACCGCTCACGCCGGAGGATTCGCCGGTCTGGATGGCGCGCTCCAGCTCCTCCTGAAGCTGCTGCACCAGCATGGTCAGATAGTCGAAGGCCGCCTCGTGGACCTCGTGGAAGAATCCGCCCTGGTTGCCGAAGTCGGTCGTCTGGGTCAGCGGAAGCGACCGCCGTATGACGATCCGATGCGTCGCGTCCCACGTCGCCGTGGTGGTGATGGTGCCGCCAGGATTCAGCTCCTGGTCCGCGTTGCGCGATACCGTGTAATCAGTGCCTTGCGTCAAATCCGTGACGCTTCCAGACGAATCCCGCACCGACACCGACACATGGGCGTCGCTGTCCACCCGGAAGGTGAACGCATAGCTGTCATCCGGTACGCCGCCGGTGCCCGGAAGCTCGGTGGTCGTGTTGGTGCTGGAAATCGTCATCTGCTCTCACCTCGCCGTCGATTATGGGCACGCCGTACCGGATTACGCGCCGGCCCTATCGCTCCTTGCGCACCAGCAACTCGTACATGTTCAGGTCCTTCCTTCCCTCCGCCACGTCGAACAGGTGATCCAGCGTGATGTAGGCCTGCCGAGTCGGCAGGTGCAGGATGGCACCGGAGCCGATGATCAGGTTCTTCGTCGCATATTCGGAGAAATTACCCTCGGCGTATGCCTTGCCGCCCTTGGCCAGGGTGTTGATCATCGATGCGATTGGCGTGATCTGATAGTCGAACGGCGTGGAGATCGCATTCACCACATCGCGCAGGCCGACGATGGACATGGCCGGATACACGCCCATCGTCTTGATCGCCCACTTCCACCGGTCCTCGTCGTCCTCCGGGCCGCGACCCATCAGGATTTCAGACATGACCGCTGGGAAAGCCACAAGATAGAAGTAGGACAGGACCGCGCGAGGAATGTCCTTGGGAGACTTCGTGCGCTTGCCGAGGCGATACAGCAGATTGAACAGCGTGCTGAAGTAGCTGTAGAACATCGTCAGCATGCGCTTCAGCTCACCGCCGCGCTGGATGGCCGCAAGGTCCTTCGCGCCACCCGCGCCCTGGCTGAGCCGCACGGCGGAATCAGCCTCTGAAATCGCCTCAGCCTCAGGCTTTCCTTCGGCGATGGCCTTCTCATAAGCGCCCATCCACGTCGGCAGCGATACCGCCATGTCACCCACACCGATCAACTGGAAGTAGGTCGCCTCGACGCGCGCCTTGAGCGAATCGGTCGTCATCCGCTTGATCGCATCTCGCACATCCCGATCGAGCGTCCGCATGCGCGAGCGCATTATGACCGACCGATCCGTGACGAATCGCCAGCCGCGCGCCGGGTTCGCATAGAACTTCGCCAGACCGAGCGCGGCCCACTTCTCGCCAAGCAGGTCTATTGACTGTGTGAAGCCAAGCGGCTGCATCATCGCCGTGGATACCTTCAGGCCCATGTTGGCGATGGTCGTGCCCTTGCGGAGATAGCCGATCACCTGCTCTATGCCGGTGTCGAGCTGGCGCTGGTCGTTCGCAATCGCCTGAAGCCACGGGCGAATCTGGTCATAGGCATGACGGCCAGCGGTTGCGATGATCGCCTCTCGGATGCGTGCATCGTTCCGCAGCTTCTCGGCCTGCATGATCGGCTTGCGGAATGCCAGATCGTGAATCACGTTGGTGATATGGCGGGTGAACACGCCAAGGCTCAGCTCGACCGGATAACCCTTGTGGTCCACACGCATCTTGGTGTGCCCATGACGGGTGGCCGCGCGCAGCCAGTTGTTTTCCTGCGAGAACAGGTCCTGCTCGGCCTCGCGCTTCTCCTTGATCCGCTGGTTGTATCGCGGATCGAACACCAGCGGATAGTAGCCGCCACGCATGCGACGCCCGTCCGGCGTGAAGAACTCGGATGCCTTGACCTTCGGTGGAACGACGCCGGTCAGCTCTTTCTCCAGCGCGGCGATTTGAGGCCAGAACGAATCGATCAAGTCCCATGCGCCCTGAACGAAGTCCCAATCCTTTTCGTCAAGATGGGATAGCACCGCCTTCACCTGCGCCTCGTTCCAACCGAAGCCTTCCATGATCTGCTTGCGGTTGCCCTCGTTGCCCCAGTTCAGCGCGACCGAGATGATCTGTTCCTTGGTCAGCGATGCATCGATCTCGTCGATCCTGATCTTCTTCGTGTACCAGCCAGACCGCTCCTTGCGGGAGTAGGCATCGAACAACCGTTGCACCTGGGTAACAGCCTCCTCCATCATCTGCTGTTCCAGGTCCTCCGCTTCTGCAATCGGTGCGAAGAACGCATGCCACCATGCGCCGAGTCGGTCGCCATCCAGTTGCCGGAATAGCATCTCGGGCTTCAGGTGTTCCGCGACGATGCGGCCGTTCCAGTCCTTCAGCGTCTCCCACTTGCCGCTGCGGAAATCCACATCGTCGTCGCGCCAGTCGTTGAACCGACGCGCGTCATCGACCAGTGTCTCGACCACCTCGTCGAACTCGCGTTTCTCCTTCGCGGCGACCAGCTTGTGCTTGAGGCGCGCCAGATGTTCGATGTTGTGGATCGAATCCGATAGCGCCATCAGCTCGCCGAAGGTGGCATCCTTGTAATGCTTGCGCCGCGCGTTCTCCAGCACATCGGGATCGATGGCCACCTCGTTGCCCTGTGCGAGCTGTTCATCCACCCACTGCGCGAGCGACTTGCGTCGTTCTATCTCCTTCTTCGACACGGATTTGCGCAGGTCCCACGCCTCCAGCGCCGCGTCGATCCGATCCAGATAGTCGCGGTCCAGGTTCTTGCGAACGCCTGGCCGGTCGAACTTGGCGAGGTATCGCTGGATTTTCGCCGCCTGCTCGTTCGCCTTGCGCGCTTCTGTGTAGAGATAGTGATTGATGAGCTGGGTGCGCTTGTGACGTGCGGCAGCCTCCCAATCCTGCGCGGCCGCCGCCTTAACCGCTGCATTCGCGGCCTTCAGTTCCGTTTTCAGGTAACGGTTCAGCGATGCGGCAATATCGCCGACCTTCATGTCGCGGATGATCTCACGCGCAATCTGGCGTGCCACGTTCGCCGGCGTTCCTTCCGTGCCTGCCCGCTTGGCCAGTACCTTCAGCTCCATGGCGATGAACCGACCGGACGGATCGCCATGCACCGCATCCAATGCCGCCTCCTCCATCTTGCCTTCCGCAAGAATGTCGCCCAGATCCTTGCGTACCGCCGTCTCCAGTTGTGCCTTGAGCGCCTTCTTGTAGGACGGCTTTGCTGCGATGGCGCGCAGCATCTCAAGACCTGACTCGAATCCGAACATCAGCGCCGCCGCATCCGGATCGACGCTCTGCTTGCCGAGAATCGAACGCCTCGCCACCCCGTGGCGCATCAGTCCGTCCATCACCTGCTTCGCGTCGTCCTCGCCTTCCAGCAGGCGCTTGACCGCCTCCCGGTCGAGCTGGATGCGCTCTGCCCCTTCAGGCACCTCGTCGCCGGTCATCAGGCGCGTGGCCTGATACACCGGATCGGCTTGCAGGCGCTTCTCGATCTCCGGGCGCAGTTCGGCCTCAGCGGCCGCCCAGGCTTCTCTGCGCGCGCGTTTCTCGTTCGCCAGGGCCTTCCGTATCAGCTCGGTCTCCGCGTCGCGCAGCGCAATCTCAAGCGCCTTCTGGTAGCGCGCAAACTGCTCCTCCGTCATGCCGGCAGACTGCGCATCCTTGAACATCGGCGTCAGTTCGACCTGCTGGCGCATCGCCTTGATCTGATCGTCCGATGCGAGCATGCGGTCGAACACGCCACGAATCTCGTCACTCGGCTCGACGCCAGTGATCCCGATCCGGGCCTTGATGCCGCGATAGACCTCGATCAGCCACGACCGGAAGGTGGCGAAGATGCCTTCCAGTTCCGCGCTTGGCGCCTTTCCGTCGAACAGGTACTTCTCGAACGACTCGGCCCACATCTCATGTTGCTCGGATGTGATCACATCGGCATCCGATTCGATGCCAAGGAACGCCTTGATCTTCTCCCAGTCCTGCTTAAGTTCTTCGGTCGCGTTCGGGTCGGTCGCAAGATCGCGGAAGATTTCGAGGAACAGGTGCGCCGACTCGTGCAGGAACGTGGACAGGTCCGCTTTCTGCGAGAGGGTGATCAGGACGTTCGCATCGCCGAGGCGCGCAGGCAACTGGATGCCGCCACGGCGCTCGTTCTGGCCTTTCTTCTGGAACAGGACATCGACGCCTTTCCGCGCCAGTTTTTCACGCAGCGACACGACCGCCGCCTCGCGCGCCACCTGATCGCCATGCGGGTATTTCCTGATCTCCAGTCCGTGCTTCTTGAGTATCTGGAGCGTTTCCTTGTCCGCATCGTCCGGCACCACGGCGCCAGCGAACTCGTCGAGCTTCACGGCACGATCAGGCTTCGCCTCGAAATAAGGCACAGGCGCCTCCAGCATGGCCTCGCCGGCCTCCACACCTTGCTCGATGACGGACTTCGGAACGCCTTTGAAACCGACGGACGACAAGGCTTTGCGCAGCGCGGACTCGTTGCCGTACTTCAGCCGCGTCTCACCCCATTTTGCGATGGCGCGCATGGCATCATCCAGCGCGCTCCAGGTGTCGATGTTCCCTTTCCAGTCGCGGCCCGTGTAATACGGCACCACCGCCTCGCGGAAGTCGGACAGCTTCTTCTCAGCCTCCTCTCGCGCCTGTTCGATCTCGTCCTTGCGCTTGATCGCATCTCGCGCCGCGTTTCGCATCCAGTCGATAGACTCGAACTTCGTTGCCGTTGCGGCACGCGCCTTGCCTGCGCTGAATGTCACGGAATCTTCTTTCGCCTTTCCACGCTCGCGCTGCATGAACTCGACAATGTTCTCCAGCGTGTACGGAGCCTTTTTGCGCCCGATCATCAGGTATGGCTCGCCCATGATGTCGAGCACCTTTCTGGATGCCCACTCGTGGAAGTTCGCTTCCTTGCCTTTCAGCTTCTTGTCGAGTCGTTCACGGGTTGCTGCAACATCGACCTCTCGCTTACCGATATTCCGCAGCGAACGCGCAATCTTGTCAGCCTCCGCATAACGAAGCAGTCCGGCATCATCGAACAAGGATTCACGGAAACTTTCCCTGAGCTTTCCATCGCCAAGAGATAGAGATTCAATAGAATCAGAAACTGCATCACTGAGCGCACGGTGATAGTCGTCGCCTACCTGAAAGTTCACATCAATGCCATACGACTTGATGAAGTCGCGCATGATGGCGTTGTCAAGGAACTCATAGGCTGGCTTGGCATCGCGCATGACAGGGCGCGTGTCTCTCCCGGTAAGCTCCTTCAGGAACCACGCCTTTGCGCCGTTCGAGTCCTCCAGATACCGGATCGCTTCTTTCGGATTCGGTTTGTCCGAGTCGTAGATAAAATGCCAGATTTGAGAGACAAGCGTCGGAGAACTTCCGCCGTCGTACTTGTCAGCGTAAGGACGGAAATCGTTGATAAGCGCATCGGCGTCCTTGACCTTCGGCTTGCGATACTCCGGCTTCGGGAATCGCGTGGTGTAGGCATCAGAGTCGAACACATCGACCTTCGCAGGGTCCGCGAGTTCACTGGTCCCAATCAGCGTGATCTCACCGAACCCTTCCACGCCCATGTCGGACCGGACCACCGCAATAGATGGCACTGCGATTCCGCCAAGTTCGTCTGCGAACTTCAGGTTTTCCGCGCTCAGATTGTGCAGTGCCGAGAGCCTGTCTTTCTCCTGCTGCACCTTCTGGTCGAAAGACAGAATCTCCACATCACTGTCGTCGAAGATGACGTAGTTGTAGGAGCCATCGCCCTTGCTGCGGCTGCTGCCGTCCAGGTACTTGATGCCACGGATTCCTGCTTTAAGCAAAAATTCAGACGCTGCTTTGGTAGAACCAAGCGCTTTGCTGAGATACCAGTACACTTCACTGACAGAATCCGGATTGCTATAGCCTGACCAGCTCTCTATAAGGCCGTTTCTTACAGCGCTGTCAAGATATTCAAGGATCATTTCTTCCTTGGTTATCCCAGGATATGAGGACATTGCCACCTTTATGTCTTTTTCCGTTATCCCTGCGTTGTTCAGATATATCTTTGCCGCTTCGATAAGCGCCTTTTTTACCTTATCCGTCTGATACCTTACTGGCTCATCCCAAAGCAGATACTCGTCTTCGTTTGGCTTGAGATCGACCTTGTATAATTGCCCCCTCTGGATTTTCCATCCATGCTCGGCCAACGCATATATTGCGCGTGCTGTATTCTCGATGTTTTTCTCAGCAGCACGCTTTTCTTCTAGCGTACTTATCAAGCTGCTGACATCATCCGCATTCAACCCACTTATCTTTTGAGCAAGCTCTTTGAGAGTCGATATATCGTCGAAATTGTCTAGCCAATACTCCATTGCGTCCGACATATCGAACCGGCCAATAAAATTCACGCCCTTGTCTAGCAACTCCTGCTCAGGACGCAAGCCTTTTTCTTCTGCATACCGCTCCATTGCATTGGCAGCATCATCAAAACCTCCTTCAGTTCCTGTATTGAATGCTTCTCCATCTGGAGATATTAAAAACTCGCGCGCCATATTCTTGTAATGTTCTGCGACGCTCTTTTTATCAGCAAAATAAAGACCCCAACCGAACGCTTGGAAGCCTTCGCCGGACCCTACGGCATCCAGAGAAAACCTGTCGAACTCGTAGGGGCTGCCGTGATAAGCGGTCTGATCGAGCATCTGCCCAACAGCTCCAGACAAACGAAGCGCACCCTGCACCAACTGGCGCAGATCATCGTCGCTCATGTTCGACACAGCCGCCGTGTCCATGCCGCGCTGCTTCGCATACTCGCGCACCTGATCCAGCAGGCGTGCGTCCACGATGTTGCCTACATCCGCACCCTTCAGGCCCTCGGCCAATGCGTCGATCTGGTCCTCTGTCAGCACCCGCAGACCCAGCTTCTCGAACACCTTGAGCGCGGAACGGTTCGCCCGGCCCTCGACCAACGTCTTGAAGAAGGCGCGATACAACGCTGCCTGCTGGTCCGCAACAGAAACCGGCTGTCCCGCGTCGATCAACTGCTGGCGCACGTTCTGATAGATCACGTCCGCCTCCTTGTTCGAGGCCATGATCTCCGCCTGCTTCCGCTCAGCTTCCGCGATGGTCGCCTTCAAGTCCTGTACCACACCGCTCTTTAGGAACTGCCGCGCTTCCTTCGGCGACATTTCATCCGGGTTGAACCGCGCCAGATCGGACAGGCCGCCATAGTGCTCCGTGCGCGCAAACCTGATCCAGTCGGCCATCGGAATGACCAGATCGCCACCGATTTCCTGTGTATCCGCGAGCTGCTGCTGCAAGCTCGGCACCTCTGCCGCCACCGCTTCCGGGTCGATGCCCTGCTCCTGAAAGTATTGCCGGAACTCGTTGGCATCGACGTATACCTCCTTGATCTTGCCGTCCTTTGTCATGCGCTCCACGAAGTCGCGCATCTTGGTCGGCATCTCTCGTGCGGTCGTCGATTTCTCGGTGATGTCTCCAATGGCACGCAATACCTGCTCGTTCACGGCCGCCCGGTTCGCGCGACGAATGTCGCCCGCAAGGCGCGGCAGGCCCGGCACGAAGGACGCCAGCAGCATCGACTTACCGGCCTGTTCAATGGTGTCGATCACACGCTGCTGAATCTCCTCCGCCGTGTATTGCTTCACGTCGTTCTGCGAGAACTCGGCGGCCAACTGGAAACCCGCAATCGTGGTGATCTCTTGCAGCGTCTCCTGAGTGACGTTGTTGATCCATGCCAGACCGCCCGCTTTCATGTAGTCGAGCACCGCGTTTGCGAAGGTCTGCTGCCGAAGCACCTTGCCGACTGGCGTCAGGCGCGCGGCCTTGGCGATACCGGCAACCTCCAGCGTCTCCCACACCGCATTGATGACACCGACGCCATCGGAAACCTTGCGCGCAAGGTCCGGTTCGACACCGGCATTCACATACTCCTCGTATGCGTAGCCGGATTCCATCTGGTAGGACTTCCTGAAGAACTCGACAGCGCCGGATGCGCCAGCGGTCGCGCCAAGGAACTGGCCGGTGAAGGTCGCAACAGCCGGGGCCAGCTCCGGCTGCAATACCGAGATCGTGCCACCGACCGCCAGGGCTGCAACGCCAGCCGCGCCGACGTTCTTGGCAACTTCCGGAATCGTCTGCAAGCCGAGATCGATGAACTGCCCGCCAACCTCTATGTTGTCGGCAAGGAATCCCTGAAGCCCGGTATCGTCTCCAGCCCGGCGTGACAGAATCTCGGTCGCCGCATCCAGTTCCGCCTGCTCGGCCGTCGTCAGGCCGCCATGCGCGAGCTTGTTCAGCAGGATGCCACGCCGCGTCATGGCGATGCCGCGCTCGAATGCGTAGCTGGCACCACCCTTGAATATCCACTCCAGGGTGCCAAGGTTGTGCAGGTCGTCTACGACCGGCGCGTTGTCATGCTCTGCGGCATACTTCGCCGTCTCCGGGAACAGATCGACATAGCCTTCCGGGTTGCGCTTCTGCACCTGATCGACCAGATCGAGGCTGCGGAAATTGCGCGCAACGAAATCTGGACTCACCTTGTGACGCGCCGCGAACTCATACGCGCCGAGCCGCTCCTGATCCGACAAACCGAGATCGTTCTTCAGGTAGTCCTCGGTCTGGCGACGCACCGCGTCCTTGAGGCTCGTCACCTGCTGATCGTGCAGGCTCTTGTAGAGGTTCAGACCATCGCCTCCGATGTCCTCCTGCGGTATCAGCGCCGCAGGGTCCTGTACCTCCGGCGTCGCGGCGGCCGCCTGAGATTCACCCTCCTGCCGGTTCAACAGCGCCTGATACAGGCCACCCTCATTCGCCGCCATCGTTCACCCTCTTTTTCTGGAGCTGATCGAGCGCCATCAGATACATATCCAGGTTCCACTGGATCGGAGGATACTCGCTCGGAGACGCGCCCTCCGCGATCAGCCGCTTGCGCTCAGCATCCGCCCGCGCCTTGACGTAATCCATGAAACTGCGCACCGTGAACTTGCCATCTTCGAGGAAGGACTTGTATGCCGTCTTGCCGATCAGGTCAGGCAAGCGACGCTCGTTCTGCTCGAGCCACTTCTTGATGTAGATCGCCTGCCCCTTGCGCTGCGGCGTCATCACGCCACCGCCTTCTGTGACCATCGCCTCGATGGCCGGAAGGTCCGCGCCGGCTTCTTTCAGGTTGATCCGCTCGATGCGCGGCACCAGCTCTGAGGTGCGATCCAGCCGACGCACGCGCTTCGGAGGACCCACCTGCACATCCACGAACACGTCGCCCTGCTCGTCGCGTCCCACGGCAACCGCAGGGATCGTCTCCTCTCCAAAGAAACCGGACTTCTTCTTGACCGTGTTGCGCAGAACGTCGTCGATCACCTGCTCGATCTCCTTGCGACCGATAGCGACTCCACGACGCTCCAGGGTGTCGATCCTGTCGTTCACCGCCTTGCGAACCGCGCGCCAGTTGCGCAACTGCTGATCGTCCCATTCGGACATCTTGGTGACCTGCGGGTCAGGGATGAACTTCTGATCCACCATGGCGAAGGTCAGCAGGTCATCCACCTCCTTGACCGTGTAGTCGGACTTGTTCCCATTGCCCTGTGCCACGCGCCAGCGCGAGACGACAGATTTCCAATCCTGATCGTCCAGATAGGGCCGCAGTTGCAGCTCAAGGTCCGCCGCGCTCATCTGCTTGAGCTGGTTGTCCGTCAGCAAGCTCACCTTGTCCAGAACCTCGCGCACCGTCACAGGCTCCGGACCATTGATCTGGAAGGCCTTGTAATCCTCCAATCGCTTCCTGTCCTCCGGGTCCAGTTGCAGCTCCAGTGCAATCGGCACCGGGCGCCCCTGGTCGAGATACTGCTTCGCCTGCTCCAGCGCGGCATCGCGAACCTGCTTCTTCACCCGCTCCTTGCGGGCCGTCTCCTCGTCCAAACGACGCTCGGCCTCGCGCCGCTGCTTCGGGTCACGGATCGACTTCAGCGCCTCATAGCGCGCCTGCGGATCGTCCGGGTGCTTGGCGAAGATTTCATCCACCCAGCGTTGACCGAATGCCAGCAGGTCACCCTTGTCCAGCATCTCCTTGATCTTGCCGATCTTGTCGCCAGGGATCAGTCCGCGCTTCCGCTCACGGTTGAAGTAGGCCCGAGCCGCAGCGGGGTTCATGTCCACCATGCGGGCGAACACGCCATCGTAATAGACGCCCAGCATCCGCTCACGCTCGGCCTTCTTGATCTTGTCATCCCAACCGTTCTGCTTCGCCAGCTCGTCGATCTTGCGCATGGCATCCCCGAAGAACGCATCACGCGCTTCCGGGTCGAACGGGTTGGCCATCGCGTCACGGAAGTCCGATGCGATGGCGGCCTTCGCGCTCTGGTTGAGATACAGCCGTCGCTGGTTCGCCTCGTGGATCGAAACCGTCCGCACACCGGCGGCCTCTGCGGTGCGGAATTGTGTCTCGAACAGCTTTCGCTGCCGCTCCGTCAGCCCGTTCATGTACTGCTTGCGGGCCTCGCGCACACGCTCCGCGAAGGTCTTGCCGGACCCCATCGCATCGCGGTTCTGCTTGGTCAGCAGTCCGGATTCCGGGTCGTACAGCACGCTGTTCAGATAGTTCTTCGCCTGCGCCAGCCGCTCGTTGACGACCGCCTTGTCCTCCTCCTCGCGCGACAGCGCGGCGTAGTTGACGACCTCTGCACCGATGTTCTGCGCCGCCTTGCCAAGCGCCTCGCCGGTGCGGAACCCCGCCAATGCCTGTCCGCCTCCGAACGCCTCGGCTGGTGCCGCGATCCGCTGGCTCGCGCTTACCGGGCCACCAAGCGGAACCGCGTCGGGTCGTGCTACCGGAACCTTCAATGCCATGTCAGGTCACCTTGAATTTCTCACGGGTCACCACCGCAGAGCCAATGCCCTGCAAGGCCGTCCCGATGCCGGAATAGTCCGTTGTCACGTTGTCCGCGCCCTGATCGTAGTTCGCCGCGCTGGCCAACTGGTTACTGATGCTTACATCTTCGTTCCACGTCAGCCTGCGGGTCTGTTCCTCGATCAGTTGCGCGTCCATGTACGCCTGCTGCTGGGTATGCTCGAGCACCTGTCCTGCGGTGCCGGACAGGTCGAGACCGTTGGCGATGAAGTTCACCGTCTGCTCACCCAGCAGGTCGCTGCGTGCCAGTTGCAGACGCAGCAGCTTGCGCTCCTCGTCCCGCTGAATCTGCTCCTTACGGTATCCCGCGATCAGGGCGTTGTTGCGAGCCATCGCGGCCTGGAACGCAAGCTGCGCCTTCTGTGCGCTCGATGCCTGCATGGCGCCCAGAACGGAAGTCACGCCTGAGAGAATCGCCCCGCCTGTCTGAAGCACGGTGCCCAGCGTCAGCGCCGTGGTAGACCCGGTAACAGCCGCCGTAGTCGCGGCCAATCCGGTACTGGCGGCCAGGGTGCCACCGAACGAGGCCAAGGTGGCCGATGCAGCCGCCGATGCGCCAGCGGCCGCAGCGGTAGCCGCCGTACCTGTGACGGCTGCTGTGCCTGCCGCTGCCGCCGTGCCTGCTGCGGCAGTTCCTGCGGCTGCCGCTGCCGGCAACACGAAGAAGCACATCTCACAGCCCTCCTTTCATGTGAAATCGGTGGAACAGCTCGCCTGTCATGCCCCACGGTTCAGCCGGTTCGATGGTGAACCCTAGCCACCGAAGCCAGCGCACCGCGAGCCGGTTCTGCTCCCAGACATGATTCTCCATGATCGGCCACTCACGCGCCCAGATGCGGACCTGTTCCAGACTCTCGCGCAGGAACCGCGCCCTCGCGCCGCGAGCGGCACGCTCCGACGCGATCCGGTCCATGTAGGTTGTTCCTACCAGCCAAGGAACCGCGATGCCGCACAGGGCGTTACGGGCGCCGATGCCGAACATGGCCACAAGATCATCGCCGATATAGCCCGCGTTCGCTTCGATCGACAGATGGACGGTGTAATCCAGGATGCGCCGTTCCATGCCGCCGTACCAGTGACGCATCTCGTCACGATCCACGGGTCGCATGTCGTGCCACAGCGTGTCTATGTCGGCCTCTGTTACCGGCCTGATATGGACCTCATCCACCAACTTGGACATCCGGAATCGCCGCGAGGATCGTCATGGGAAGCGGGTCGGTCTGTCGAATGAACACCTGCCCGTCGTCGTTCCAGTCGTTCTTGATGACCACGCGCGCGATCCCGGTCTTGAGCGATACCGGATCACCATAGTCCTCATGATCGCGTTGTGCGTACTCGACGAGATTGTCCTCGTCAGGCCCGGCCCAGAATCCGCGCGAATCCTGCACCCTGAGCGTGACGGAGGCGACGGTTTTCTTGCGGCCCTGTAGCGTCTGAGGCGATCCTTTCACATCCAGCGGCAAGGTCTGCACGTCTGCGGTGATCGGCAGCCCGACATGCACCTTGGATGCCGCTACAGGCAGCGTGACCTTTCCATCACTGGACACCGTAACACCATCGACCACGTTGGCGTCGGCCAGCACCGCGACCGACTCGCCCGCCAGATGGTGGATGCCGGTGATCTCGGTCACCGCAGGGCCGGAGTAGGTCAGCCCGGAATCGACGAAGAACGCATCGGCCTGATCGTTGACGAACTTCCGATCATGCAGCCGCTCGATATAGATGCGTGTCGTACCGCCAATCGTCCGCTCTACTGCCGCATAGAGCGCATCTGCGTTGCCCTCGCGCACCGTCGCCACATCCCTGAACTGCCCGCCCTTCGTGTCGTGCCGGTGCCACGCCCAGATATCATGCTCCTCGACGAACGTCAGCGCTGCCATGCTGCCGTCATCCAGCACGCCCCAGACGATGCTGTCAGGCGCCTCCGCGTAGGCCCAGCTCACGAAGGACTTTTCCGCGTCCACCGTCAGGTGGGTGGCCATCACCGACAGGTTGTTTCCCGCATAGCCGTCGCGTTCCAGCTTGTAGCCGATGGTCCGCACCAGATCCTCGGACGATTGAACATAGAGCACCGTCGATCCGATGACGATGGGTTCGATGTACCGCGCCACGCCCTGATCAACCTGCTTCTTCGCCTGTATCGTGGTCGTCGCAAGACCCTGATCCGATCCGGTCCCGACCTTCCACACGCCGCCGGACGTGAAGACCAGCATCCAGTCCAGCGGAACGATGGATCGGATGGCCTCCGCCCTGCGACTCGCCAGCGAAAGCGAGATCGCATCGGTCGCCTTGACCGATGGCGTGGTGCTGAAATTGTGAAACTGGCCTGCCACCGACAACTCGAGCCGCTGGTTGTCGTCCACCGTATTGCCGAACACGGCGCGCTGCTCGTAGTAACTCGGAACGGCTGGATAGTTCGAGCTGGAGAACGGATCACGACCCACCGGCGGGTTGTCCAGCAGGTCCGGCAGGATGTTGTTGTCCTGAAACGTCGTGCCGTCCGCGACGCCAATGAACCCGTACACACCGCCACGCTTGCGATACACGTTGTACTTCGACGCGCCCGTGACCGCAGGCCATGACAGATCGACGACCGCGCCGGCCGCCCAGGTGTCGTAGGTCATCGCCGTCGATTCCGTGGCTTCCGATTCCTCGCCCGTCTCCTCGTCAACGGCCGTGACAGCATATTGGAGCGTGTTCGCTCCCGCCGTCAGGCCGGACGGCGTGACCGTCACGGACGACGGACCCGGCATGGTGATGACGAACGACACGGCACCCAGCGTCCAGCTCGTGTGCCCGGTGCGCGACAGCTCCATTACCGGATAGCTGTGGTGCGTGATCGTCATCACGTCGTTCGACTGGGTGAACTTCAGTTCGCGCAGATGTTGCGCCTGATAGGGTGTGCTGATCTCGTACACCCGCGCTGCCTTTCCACCGCTGGAATAGCTCAGGCCCGTGGTATCGACAGACACCTGGAACGATGCGCCTGACGCGGCGCTGATCTTCAGGAACCGTCCATTGAGAATATCGCCGACCGTGCCGCCGATACCGATCAGATAAACGGTGTCGCCGTTGTTCCACCCGTGCGAGCCTGACAGTGTGATGGTCGTCGTGCTGCCCGTCGTAACCGATGCGACACTTTGGTCTGTCTCCAACACCACGCCGCCATCCTTGAGCACCCAGATGTACTCATGGCCGAACAGCAGCATATAGGTCTGGATCGTCGAATACTCGAACGGCGCAAGCCTGACCTCCGGGTGCCCGGTGTCCTTCGCTTCGACAATGAACTCGAAACCAGGACGGTTCGATACACCGCCGTGAATGCGAACGAAGAAGTTGCGGCACAAGGCGAGGCCGACGGAATACTTCGCCAGATCGATCCGCGCATGCAGAGACGGTGCAAGCTCTCCAGCGGCAAATGAGGGTTGCAGCGCAAGAGGCACGTCCTACTCCCTCGCGCGCAGGGCGGACGGCACCTCCTCGCCCCGGTAGATCATCTGCTCGTTCGCGTTCGCCTCCATCGCGCGCATCATCACCTGCTCGTAACCGTTGAACATGGCCTGCTGCACCTTGTCGCTCTTGGTCAGCGGCATGGCGATGTTCGCCGCGAGCAACCACGAGAGCGCCTGCACGAACAGCGGATCGTAGAGCGTCGGGTCCTGCACGTCCACGATGTACTTGCCGATGGCGTCCGCCTGATGCGTCAGGATCACCTTGTGGTCGCCGCTCGGCGCCAGCGTCACCTCGTAGTCGATAGGATCGGCGCCCGGCGTGCGCTGGTTGTCGATTCGCAGGAACCGCAGGCAGTTGGTGGGATAGGTGTAGACGTAGCTGAACCGGTGCGCCAGCGTGGACGAGTCGGCTTCATCCTCCAGGGTGAGCGCAGCATAGACCGTAGCGAAGTTCCATTCGATGCGCGGGTCGCGCAATACGGCCCGCTGCGTCTGACGGTACGCCACGGTGCAGGCATCGGCCTCCTTCGACTTCTCGTCTACAGCCTGAACCCGCTTCTCACCGAGATGGGCGAGCGCCTGATTGTAAATCTCGACCACGCTGGACACGGATCAGCTCCGCGCGGCGGCGATGTCCCGGTTGAACCCAGGGTCGGCCGCCTTCACGTCGTTACGGGTCACCGACTTGTCGCCCAGAATCGCCTCGATCGCATCCATCGCAGGATCGCCCGCCTTGGTCCAGTGGGCATCATTGTCCGGGTCCAGCTTCTCCAGGGCGCCCCGGATGCGGGCCAGCGGATCGGCCGCTGCGGCCAGGGTGTTTTCCTCCGGATCGACGACAGGCTCCGGCTCAGGCTCAGGTGCATCGGACTCAACGACCGGCTCCATCCAATAGGCAACCTCGTCGGCGGGCACGAAGAACACCTCGCCCTTGTCCTTCCAGTAGCGGCGGAATCCAGACGGACGGCGCTTGTCCGGAATGCGAATCTGCCCGGCGATCCGGGCGCGAACTTTGACAACATCAGACATTGATCTCTCCTCTGCCAAAAAGGCCCGACAGACTGTTACGCCTGCCGGGCCTGTTTCACGTCGCTACGGCATCAGCCGCCGAAGTCGTTGTCCTGCACGTCGTACAGGATACCGGCTTTCACCGTGTGGGTCGGCGAGGAGCCGCCCTGGGTGTACACCAGACGCAGATACCGCTTGGTGATGTTCGACGGCAGGAACTCGATGTCCATGCGGTCGCCCGCCTTGCCGCCCGACAGGGTGGTGGCCGTGGCCACGGTCGTCTTGCCGGAAGTGAAGGCGGCATCGTCGGCCATCTCCAGCACGGCGTCCAGGGTCGGGCTGGTGCCACCCGCATCTGCGGTGAGCTGGATCAGCAGCCGTACCGGATTGCCGTTGCCGGGGTTGAAGCGGCTCACGCCGGAGTTGCCGCCACCGAGGTCGAGCACGTTGTCCGATGCGACGGCGGAAGTGCCACTCAGCGCCTGGTCGTCGCTGAACAGGGTTTGCTGTTCGAGAATCATGGTATTGCTCCTATTCAGTCAGGTTCAGGAAACCACCGCTTCGGTGTTGACGATGGCATCGCAGCGACGCACCGGCACCTCGCCGAACATCATCACCGGCTTGCCGGCCAGCTCGCCCATGCTCAGCATGACGTTACTGTTGGCGTTGAGCATCTGCCGACGCAGCCAGCTCTTGATGGTCCGGTTGCAGTAGAACACCGGGGTGCCCGCTTCCAGGTCCTCGACCTGTTCCAGCGCCTGGACCATGAGGTCCATCAGGTCGGCGCCTGCGGATGCGTCCTTGGTCAGGGCGGCCGGTTCGATGTTGGCGATCCGCACGACATAGCGCCAGTCGCGCACAGTCAGGCCCAGGTCCCAGCGCCAGTGGTCGCGGTAGGCTTCCCACATGGAGCCATCCGACTCGGTGACGGTCACCTGACCCTTGTCCTCGTGCTGGATGCCGGCGGTGGAACCCTTGGGATAGATGCCGTGGACCGTGTTCGGACCCCAGACGATCAGCCAGATCGAGGTCTGGGACGATGCGGTGCTACCGCCACCGAGCAGAATCTGCTCGCCGTTCTCGGCGCTGGTGTCGGAGAAGCGCGGGTCCAGACCCATGAACCGCTCCGGGTAGGCATCGGTGTCGCCGTAGAACAGCGTCTGCGCCATCGTCTGGTTCAGGCCATCCATGAAGGCCGATGCCTCTGAGGCGCGGAAGGCGGCGGTGTTGCCGTTCAGGTCGGCCAGGGCCTTGTCAACCTGGGAGTAGGTCTCCAGCATCCCGCAGGTGTCGGTCACCTGGCGGGTGGTGGACTTCTCAGGCTGAACGCCCTGATACATGCGGCGCCAAGTGCCGGACGGAATGCCCGTCCGCACGGTGGTCATGTGTCCGGTCGGCAGGTTGCCCTCGACCACCTGCATGTCCAGCAGGATTTCGTTCTTCTTGGCCAGAAGCTCGATGATCCGGGCGATCTTGTGGTCGGGGTCCTCGCGCTTCATCTTGTCCGCGAGGGTGAGGTAGGTAGTTCCCAGCGTGCTCATCGCTCTTTCCTCATGTTGGGATTACAGGTCAGTGGTTACCCATTGCCGGTCATGCTCGGATACAGGATTTCGCCGTCGGACTTCGGTTCCTTCGGCCCGGTGGACCCGGTGCCGTCTCCGGCATAGGGGTCCTCTCCGATGCGCTGGCGAATGAACTGCTCCAGGTTGGCGATCCGCACCGCCGTCTTGGCCACGAACCTGCGCAGTGCCGGGTTGTTGCCCATGCGGCTGGTGTTCAGCGCCTCGATCAGCTCGGCGTCGCCTTCCTCCTGAATCAGTCGGATGGCATCGCGCTCGTGCTGCTGGATGATCGGGTCCTTGGCTGCGGCCTCGTTCCACGCCTTGTCCTGCTCGGCCCAGAAGTTCGTCACCTGCTCGGCCTGCTGTTCGAGCAGCTTGGTCTGGTAGTCCACCAGTTGTTGCGCGATCTCTGCCTCGCTCTTGCCCTTGAACCCGGCGACCATCTCCTTGAACTCGCCGATCTGTTCTTCCGATACCTGGACGCCTTCCGGCAGCTTGACCTCGAAGTCCGTGCTGCCTTTGTCGCCTTCACCATCTCCGTCGGTGCCGTCGCCGTCCTTCTGCGGGTCCTGATCCTGTCCACCGTCGCCGTTCTGATCGTGTGCGCCGTCCTTCGGTTCGACGCCGGCCGTCAGTCCGGTTTCAGTGGTCGTCACATCACCGTTGTCACGGGTGTCTTCTGCCGTGCCTGCGCCTTGATTCTGAGCGGTGTCAGCGCCGGTATGATCTTCTGCCATGCTATGCCTCGTTCTCTCGCATCATGGTGTGGAAGTTGTCACGGTCTGCTGCGAGCAGGTCGCGGTAGAGCTGCATCCCGAAGTCGCGTCGGCCCTCGTTGAAGAAGGTCTGAGAGTTGCCTGTGAAGGAAACGGACCACACACCCGCTTCCTCCAGCAGCCGATACGCCAGCCGTCTGCCCCATTCGTCATGCAGCAAACGGCGCAGGTCGTTCTCATACGATTCGAGTTGCGTGCGATCCTGACTCACGGTCGTGAGTATGAGAGGGCGGATTGGAGATACGCGCCAGATGAAACGTGCGCGCAAAAAAATCCCCGCCGTGTGGCGGGGCAAGGCTGCGGCTTCTCAGAGGAAACTCAGGGATGGAGACTGTTCAGGTCATCCTACTACTGCCCGAGTGCTGCCGCAAGCGCGTTGCGGGTGTCATCGATCTTGGTGTCTGCCAGGTCCTTGCCGGTCTCCGCCGCCAGCTTGGCCTGTTCAAGTGCGATCTGCTGCTGCTGCATCTGGGCGCGCTGCTCACGGATCGCAGCCACCTCCTCGCTGTCCTTGATGATCTGCGGAGGAACGCCCAGCATGGCGGCATATTCGTCGATGGTTTCGTCCACGTCGAGCTTGTCCAGCGCCTCCGGCTTGAACGAGGCCGCCTGTCCGATGAACCCGACCATGCGGTCAACCGCGCCGACACCGACCAGACGCTGCGCCTGAGCAAGGATCGACACATACTCGATCTTCAGCTCCTCGCCCTCCATCTCACGCGGCGGCGGCTCGAACATGCCGCGCTTGTGCATGATGCTGAATACCCGCTCGATCACTATGTTCAGCAGCTCGTTCTCGTTGCGCTCGATGACAGGACCCAGACCCAGCAGCTTCTCCTCGTGCCGTTCCTCGACCTCGCGCGCCGTCATCTGCCGACGATCCGACAGCGCCAACATCTGGAACAGGTCCGCGTAGAACGTCTGGTGAATGCGCTGCCGCAGGTCCTGTATCTCCTCGTGAATCGCCGTCACCCCCGCCGGATTCGGCACATAGGCCGGCTCGAACCGTCCGGTTTGCTCGTTGACGAACGTCGTCCGACCGGCCTCCGTGGTGATCTCGGCATGCTTGAGCTGCGTCGGCCCCTTCATCGGCGGGCGCGCCAGCTTGTCGATGAGCTGCTGCTTGCGCTTGTGAGCGAACATCAGTTCCTTCACGTCGCCGAGCGCATCCATGCCGGGCGACAGCCCGTAGGCATCGGTGCTGTTCACCTCCCAGCGCGGGCAGGCGATGACCCCCTCTTCGAACCCACTGACGCCCAGGAACTTGTCCTCGCTTCCCAGCTCGAACCAGATCGACGCGATGGGCTTGTCCTCAGCCCGCAGGCTGAACGGGTCATGGTCCTTGCGCGGCTCGATCACATGCACCACGTCGATGCGCTGGTCCAGCGTGCCCTGCCGGTAGAGCGACTGCACGTTGCCGGAACAGTTCTCCAATCCGAACCGCTCCACGAGCTGGCGCACCGTGAGCTGCGTGTCCCGGTAAATCGTGTCCACGGTCAGGCGGGCATTCTGAGCGATGTAGTATTCGCCTGCGGTGTACGGATAGAACCGCACCACCTGCTCGTCGTCCTCAAGGATCAGCAGCGGTGCCTGTCCGAACAGCCCTTGCTCGCCGTAGACAATGGGCATCACGTTGTAGAAATTCGACTTCTTCAGGACGTGCTGCATCCGCTTGGTGGCGCGATCCAGCCAGACCGTGACGGCCTTGCTGTCCATGAGGTCCTGGTTCTCCAGGCCGAGACGGAACCACGGGCGTGCGGGAGACGTGAGGCCCGCCATCATGCCGGACATCAGCACACCGTGCGCCTTCTTCGCAACGGGATCGACGATGGCACGGCTGCGATTCCGGCCGTTGTTCTTGTCAACGTCAGAGAACCGGCCGCGACGTGGCTGGATGTACTGCGACAACTCGCGCCAGGTGTTGAACCACGTCTGGCGCTCGCGGTGCAGCAGCATCCGCCGCTGTAGGTAGTCTGTGACTTTCGGGTCGCTCATCCGCCGAGCTTGGTCTTACCGAGCGCGGCCTGCCCGAGATCGGCGCCGCGCGTCAGATTGGTGCCGGCGAGGCCGGATGCGGCCGCCTTCTTGCGGCGCTGTGCGTCACGGGTCGAGCGGGAATCGACCGAGATGGTTTCCGGCGCCTTGGGCGGCGGCGGGGGAGGCGGGGGCAGTTTGGGCGATCCACCGAAGCACATGATGATCTCCTAGTCACGTTGTCCGGGCTTGCCGAGATTCGGCTGCGGCTCAGTGTAGTGACGCCTGCGATCCATACGCGCCAGATGACGCGCGCGCTGGATCACATCACGTTTCGGCATGGCCTCGAAGTCGATCCGCTTGCGCTTGTCCGGCAACGGCTCGTCGGATTTCGCCGCCTGTGCGGCATATCGTGCCTCACGCTGTAACCCGCGCATCCGCATGGCGCGCTTCAGTTCTGCAATTCGCGGTGGCTGGCTCGCGGTCGGCATCAGATGTTCTCCAGCGGATCGTAGTCGGATTCTTGGCTCATCGCCTGCTGGTTACGCACCAGACTGGACTTCTTCTCCACATCGTAGGCGAACGTGAGCGCCAGCGCATCGGCGTCGTCCGGGCTGGCCACGCCACGCCGCTTCATCGCCTCCTTAGATTCGAGCAGAAGGCGGTCCTGCTTGTCGTGCCCGTACTGCGGCGCTTGCAGGTCGATCTCCAGTTGTGGATCGTCCTCGATTGCGCCGAGCCTCAGCCAGTCGCGCATCCGCCCCCACATATAGGCCCGCATGTTGGCATAGTGGCGATCTGGCGATTTCCCGCCGAACTGCACTTCGTACACGTCGTATCCGAGCTGTTGCAGCCGGTCGATGATCGGCCCGCCGACGCCGGTTCCGTCAACCATCACGGCATCCGGTCGATACTTCTGGATCGCGTTGGTGATGACCGCGATCATGCGCATGGAGTCCCTGGTGTCAGCACCGGGTATGCGAATCGGCGGGATCGAGCGCGCGTCGAGGCCACGTCTGAACCGGATGACGTTGTTGTCGGACCCGCCGCGCGCGATATCGATTCCTGCGATCAGTGGATCTGACGGCGAGGCGTCTGCGATGTTCTCCTTCTGCGCCTTGCGGATCGTGTCGGCATCGATGAACTGGAGATCGGATGCCCGTGGCGGAAGACCGCGCACGCGGACCCGAAAGAAGTCGCTGTCCTCTCCGTAGTCCTGCTCCCACTCCTCGATCAGCTTCTTGTTGGGGAACCGGCACTTGCGCGAGTCGATGCTGCGCTTGATCCAGCGGTGGCGCAGGCGGCCGAACGTGTTTTCATAGAACCTGCCATCGCGGCGGGTCGGGTTGCCGAATGCGTGGAATTGCGGCTCCCCGTCGGTCAGGCCGCCCTCTGCCACGTTCCAGATCGCCTCAGGAATCGCAGATGCCTCATCGAACAGATAGAACGGCGTGGAGTCTGCTGCGTGCAAGCCGGCGAACGCCTCGCTGTTCTCCTCGCGGCATGTGATGCCATCTGCGCGCCACGTCTTTGGATGATCGCGGTGGTAAATCTTGGTGCCTGCGATCTCGAACCAGTGTCCGAAGATGGCGCGGCTATTCCACTTTGCCAGCTCTGCCCACGTCTTGGTTTCGAGCTGTGCAGCGGTATTTGCGGTGACCACGCCCTTGCTGTTTGGCCGGGTGGAGAGTATCCAGAGTATTAACCATGAAGATAGAGCGGTTTTTCCGCTGCCATGCCCTGAGGCAGTGGTGAACCGGATCGGCGGCACGGTGTTGACCCCATCGAACCGGCGCTTGCGGACTTCCTCGCCGAGCTGCTCCAGATATTCCCGCTGCCAGTCGTCCGGCCCGTCGAACCCCTTGAGATCGCCGTGACCCCAGTCGTAGCAGAACAGGACGTGGCCATATGGGTCGGCGTAGAACTCGGAGAGGATGTCGGAGAGTTCGGCATCCGAAATGGCTGGCGTTTCAGGTTGCGCCATCGGCTGCGGCCTCGGCCTGCGGCTCCTGCTGCCCCTGTTCCTGTGCCTCTCCCCTGGCGATGGCGAGCCGCTGGCGGCCTGCCTGGAGGCGGCGGATCACATCGGTGTCGTCCTCGACCTTGAGCTGTTCGCGGAATGCCTGCACGTCCACGTGCTTGCCGAGCAGTTCCAGCAGCTTGGTCCGGTCTGCGAGCTGCACCTGCTGGATCACGGTATTGCCCTCCTCGTCCGTGGTCGTCTTGACGCCGCGCACGAGGCCCTGGCGCCAGACGTAGGGCCATTGGCTGACCGGCTTGACAGTGCCATCGTCGTTGAGGATGTCGGCGATGTCTGCGGTGACCTGCTGCACGAGGAACGTCAGCACCTGATCCGCGTCGATCAGGGTCCGCATGGACCGTGCCTTGATCATGCGGGTAATGCCTGCGCGGACGTGTCGATTCCGCATGAGCCGCTGGGCATCGGCATAGGGGTTCTTGTACCCGCAGCGGCGAGCCGCGTTGGTCGGGTTGCAGTCGATCAGGTACTCCTCGATGAACCGCCGCTGGCGGTCGGAGAGGCCGTCCTTGCCCTTGAGACGCATGGACTGCGCCATCAGCGATACTCCATCGGGATTTGCGCGCGGCGCTTGTAGTTCACGATGTCGCGGACGGTCTCCCATGCCACCTCGAATTTCTCCGCGATCTCACGGAACGACAGTCCGTATTCCTCGTGCAGCTCGCGGATCAGGTGGACATCGGAGTCCGACAGCTTCGCGTTGTGGTGGTCCTCGCCGATCGGATATCCGAGTTCGTTGCGGGCTTTGACGGCCATGCGATCCTCCTCAGTGTGGGTAGGTGGACAGTTCTTCGAGCCTGCGGTGGTAAGTGGATGCGGCGATCAAGACCTCGGCCAGGGCGAGCTGGCTGTTCTCCGTGATCGTCGGCAGGTCGGGGGCGATTTCCTGTGCTGCAGCTACGATCAGTTCGGCGAGATTGGGCGCGAGGGCCACGAGCTGGTCGAGCATTTGCGCGGATTCCATGGCGGCGCAGAGGGTGCTCAGCGTCTGCGGCGGCGCTGGCACTTCGTTGTCCTGTTCGTGGAGCGCGCGCCGCAGTTCCTCGATGGACTCGACCTTCCTGAAGGCGGGCCGGACGCCGCGCAGCCCGCTGGTATTTTTGGCGATCTCTATCGTTGGCTTCTTGGCCATAGTCTCCTCCTATGTGTTGAGGCGGATTGTAGAGTGTTGTCCAGGTATTACAAGGCTTTCAGCGATAGTGAGCACTAACTAACCACTCGCAGACCTCCGTGCGGAGTCATTAGCATTTTCCTATCGTTCGACGATGAAACGTAAGAAATTCCAATCGTCCAACACTGGACAACACTCACCAACACAACTAGGATTAAATCCACAATGACATTCAGCGGCCAATTGTGCCGCGAATTCCAGAGGAGACAAGACAGTGAACATCACAATCCAGCGCACAGACGTCGCTCCACACGGTGAGGTCTGGGACGTTATGCAAGAATCGAAGGAAACAGAATTCTTCCCTGCAGAAACCGAGTGGCTTGGCTCATTCGTGTGGACCGAAAACCGAGATGGCTCCGGCTCCGCGCTGATCTCGCTGCCAGGAGTCTCCACGCGAATCGAGATGACATTTTCATCCCCTAGACATGCCGGGGAGTACATCGCGGACGGTAAAGCGCGCCGGGTCATCCGGGCCGCCATCCAGCAGGCAATGTCCATCGATCAGGAGGTTCGCAATGACAATTGACACCGCATTCCGCGACCTGCTCCGCGCGCTCGAAAGCGCCGCGCATTTCGAGGAACATGGCGACCGTCGTTCGGCGGACGACTACTACCAGCTCGCCAATCGCCTCATGAATGATTTTTATGATGCGACCCTGGAGGATGTCTGGTTGTGCGCCACCATCGAGGAGGCCCGCCGGAACCGCTCGATGAACAGTTATATCCGGCGCAACTATCCGCAGGAGTGGGCGCGCGCCATCGAAACGCGCGAACCCGTGAAGATTCATTGGGGTGTCGGAACGCTGGCCATTATTCCGTGCCCGTTGAATGATTGCGCAGACGTGTATTCCGTCACACTCGACTACGCCTCCGCGTAGGCGGCGACTATGTAAAACATCAAAACGCACACCCCGTACTTAGCATCGGCAGGGTCACAAACTGGCCCTGTCGCTTGTGTTTTGCGTACTGTTTTCCGCGAATCTGCCTATAACAGTCCACAGAAACCCCATTCAGACGCCACCAGAGCGCGAATTTAGCGAGATCTCGTCTCGCCTATGGGTAACTAGCGCATTAAGGGAGATCGCCGCTCTTAGGCCATCTGAGCGGCTCTCAGCACATCTTTCGCTTTCTCCAGGTACTTGCCCTTCCCGATCTCGCGCATGCGTTGCGCCTCGTCCACGAGATGGATGTAGAAATCCGGGTCATCTCCGCGCCAGGGCACGCCCTCCTCGGTCACGCCGGCGACGATGATCTTCCGCTGGGTTTCGCTGATCGAGAGCCACATGGCCATAGACGCGCGGAGCCGGGTCCCGTAGTCGCTCCACGACTCGAACCGCCCCTTTGGCGCGGCAATCTGGTCGTAGAAGGCGGCGGCGAAGTCGGGATCGCGATGCTTGGCCGCCAGCATTTCGCGGAGCTGGTCAATGATCTGCGAGCGCACAGCGGGCCTCCTGTGTGAGTTTCTTGTCTGCCGCGACACACTCGATCCCGTAGTGCCGCAGGTAGTGCCGCTCGTCGCGGGTCAATGCGCCGGTGTTCGCCCGCGCCACGTGCTCGTCCCAGCGTTCCAGGAACTCCATCGCCCGCTGGCGCTGCTCGTAGTACGACAGGCCCAGCCAGTCACGCATGTGCGCATAGGCCACGATTCCGATCACATCCGTCTTCGCCTTGGCCATCGCTATCACCCGATCCGGGTCCGGTCGCGGCGGTTTGGCCTGCGCGAGGATGTGCGCCGGTCTCGGCCGGTTTGGAGAGTGGGTCAGGTGATGTTTGCAGGCGGCGGCGAATTGTTCGATTGTCAGGTCCTGCATCAGGTGCCACCAGACGTCGGTCACCTCGTCGTTCCATGGCATCTCGTAGACGGTGAGCATGCGGCGCAGGATTTTCGAGAATGCTGGCAGATCGTCTTGCGTCATGATTTCCACTCCTCCATGCGCTTGCGCGCCCATGCCTCTGCCGGGTCTTCGGGTGCCGTGCGCGTGAGTTCTCCGACGTACTGCTCGCACTTGCTGGCCCGGAACAGCGTGCCCGGCCGCAGGTACTGGTGCATCTTGTCGTCGTTGAGCCACTGGGCACATTTGAGGTCGATCACCCTGATCAGGGTGTCCTTGCCGTGCTCGGCGATTCTCAGCCGCACGAGTTCGGCGTTCTTGCTGATTTTCCCGTTCGCGTTTTTCACCCGGAATGCGCTGCCGGTTTTCCGGTTCAGGTGTTCGAGCACGTCGGCCACGTCGGCCAACGTCGGGCGTTTGCCCGACCCCTCCCCCGGAGGGGGATATTTCTGGGTCTGAGTGTGGGTATGGTTTTGGCTTTGGTTTTGGCTTTGGTTCTGGATGGTATTCGTCTGGTATTCGTCGCGTATACGATTCGTATTCGATTCGTATTCGTCGCGTATACGATTCGTATCTTCGGGTTTTCCCTTATTCCAGCGTGCTGAGATGGCCTTTTTCGCGGCCTCTGAACGCCGCTCTCTCAATGCCTCCACCCGCTCCCTTTCCGCCTCGAGTCTGGCATTGATCCAGCCTTTTTCGGTGAGTGTCCAGAAGTGATCCAGAATGTACCTCAGCGCCTCAATCGGCGGATTCGCTGCAAGGCGAGACAGATGATCCATGTCATTCGGAAGCGGACCGCGTTGCCAAGATACTGCCAACAACAGCATGTAGACGCCGTGCTCACAGCATGACAGACCCATGGTGTCGGAGAGATAGTCACCGACGAAAAACGGCATGTACGGTGTTTTCATGTTGTTGATTCCCAAAAAAAAGCCCGCATTGGCGGTGATCGCTGACCCGGGGTGCACGAACAACACCCCACGACCACCCCAATACGGGCTTGCAGATGTTCGTGATTGTCATGGCCACTTCGGGGTCAGTCTCGGTCGCCACGGGCAGATACTAGCACACGCTAGAGCGTTTGCGCTCAACCGAATTTTGTAATTTGTGCCACCAGGAGTGGCATGTCGGGCATAACCATCGAACATCCAGCGGATTGCCATAATCGTCATGGTGGCCATGGATGCGATCTGTTGATCCGCAGCATTCGCAAGGCTCTTTTGCAACTACGCCACTACGAATAGCATTATTAAGCGTGTAGTGCGCCTTTCTCTTTTCAGGATATCGTTCGTCATATTTCTGTTTAGCCGCTCGCATCCTTTCTTTTCCACGTTCCGTTAACTGATATGCTTTTCGCGCTGCCACTCGATGAGGCTTGCTATTCCTTTGCCTGTCCCACTCCATGTAGTAATCAATCTTTTTGTGCCGATTTTCCCTAACCCTTGCTTTCACGCATTCTTTGCAATGCGACAGTAATCCGTCCCCCATTCTCGGATGTTTGTAAAATTCACTGCGTGGTTTCTTTGCTCCACATTTTTTACACATCTTCATAACCATGACCCCCTAAAAAGGTATGCTTTCGTAGTCGAAAGAGTCCTGCTGTACAGGCGCCTGCTGCTGCGCCGGCTCAGGCGCCGGAGCGGGCTGGTCGTCCTTGCGACGTATCGTGAACTTCAGCGCCGGGTGATTCTTCGGCTTGTCCGGGCCGCGCTTCCATGCCGACACCCAGTATTCGACGCCTTCCACGTTCAGGCTGCCCGTGAAATCCGGGTGCGTCTCCTTCTCCTTACTGTCGTTCTTCCAGATCGCGCCTCTGTTTGTATCGTCATGATTTGACATGATTTTTCCTCTCGTAGAATCGGCGGATGGCAAACACCGTCCGCGCATGCGAAACCAGCCGCGCCCGCATTTCCTCGGGCGCCGATTGGATGATCTCCCAGGCGTGCCGCCTGTCCCTGGCAGCCGTGATCCTGGCCTGGATGACGCCGAGGTTCGGCCTATCCGGCATAGTCCGCGAGATAGGCCGCGATCAGGCGCGTGTACTCGTTCAGCTTGCGCTCCTTGACCCCGCGCCCGGTCAGCCATTTCTTGATCTTCTCGCCATCGTCGAGCATCCGCTGGTGCGCATTCGCCGCGTCCAGCGACTGAAAGATCTTGCCATCGCTCGTCTTGTATTGCTTCAGTTCTTCAACCATGGGTGTGCTCCTGTTGGTCTATTCGCTCGATCTCGATTTCCAGATACCCCTGGCCGGGTGAGACCGGTCCCCGGATGATTCTCAGATCGTCGATCTGCGCATCATCGTCGAACAGCCCCGCATGCGAGAGGCTGTCGAGCAGGCTCTTGAGCAGGTTGTCCAGGTCGCGCGCTCGCCTGTCCGGTGCGCACGCCAGAATCCGGATCGCCAGACGTGCGTCGCCGAACCCGGTCGTCCGCCAGTGATCTGCCAGCCCGATGGTCTGGATGTGCTTCCGGTAGGCGCGCCCTTTCTTCGAGATCAGCGTCCGCGAACCGACCCGCCGCCAGTACGTGTTCACCGTGGGCGGCCACGGCAGCTTGATCCGCATCATTCTGCGGGCGCCACGCGGATGCGCGTGCGGTACTTGCAGATGTCGCGTGCGGTCCAGTAGCTGATCTCGAACTTCTGCGCCACCTCGGACACCTTCAGCCCGTGCGCCTCGTGCAGTTCGCGCATCAGCTCCACGTCCTCATCCGACAGCCGCGCCTTGTGGTGTCGCTCACCGTGCTGCGCCGCCATCATGCCGCTCCTTTTCCTTCCGCCAGCCATTGAAAATAGCGGTCCTCGTCGATCCAGCAGGTACGGCCCTTGTAGACGACCGCGCCGGATTCCGCCATCCCGTTGCGCTCGCGGTTGAATATCTGCCAGCGCAGGGAACCCAGCGTGATCCCGCGCTCCCGGTGCCGTTCCGCGAACGCCTTGACCCGGTACAGATTCTGCTTGCTCATGGTTTGTCCAGTGTTGTGGTGTGCTGTGGAGTGTAGGCGCGCGGAAATTTTTTTGCAAATCCGCTTGACACGCCACAACACGCGGCTATACTCGCCAACACACTACAACGCGCGGCAACACAAGGAACTCATATGATCGACGAACTACGGAAACAGGCAGACATGATCCGGCGAGGATTCCGGATCGTTACCTGGGAAACCGAGATCGAGCGGGACGACGATGTGCTGTTCGTCGTCGCCCGCGCCACCATCGCACCCGAGGATCGCGCCTCCGGCACCGAGGCGCAGGTCGAGGACATCGACCTGTTCCTCGAGGACGGCACCCGCATCCTCGATGAGTTCCCTCCTGAAGTCGATGACCGGCTTGAATCAGAGGCATGGAAGGCCCTCAAATCCCAGGATGACAATGCCTGGATGTGGGAGGGCGACTGATGGAGCGTCTTGAGCTACCCCTTCTGTTCGCCCTCGACTGGACCGTGCTGAAGGACAAGTCGCTGGCGTTCTTCTGGAACGGTGCGGCCTTCGGCACCGTGGCCTGCCTGCTGGCAAGCGGGGAGATTTCCAAGACCGTCGCGGGTTTCTGGTTTGAAGTCCTCGACGCATGGAAAGACTACGTGGAGGAGAAATGAGAGACAAGGAGCACGAGCTGAAGCTGGCGCACGCACGCCAGTGCCACAAGGATGCGTCACTCGCTGCCCAGCGCGGCATGGACTTCCTGGCGGCCGCCAAGTACCAGAAAGCGGCGGACGCCTACCGTGAGGCGGCCTATCACCTGGAGACAGCCGCGCTCATCCACGGCGCGCTCGCAACCGAGCGCCGGATCGAAGCGGAGCGGAGGATACGCGATGGCTGATCTGTTCCTGCTGCTGGCGTGGATCATCATTCTGAGCGGCATGCTGCTGATCGCTGGCCTGATCGGCGCTGTCATAGAACGATTCTGGAGAAAGAAATGAGCAACCCTTCTCAGATGGCGAGCGAGGATTTCGCGTACATGGAATACCTGACCGAGGCAGAGGCCGCGTACCATGACTGCATCGAGGACTACCGGCGTGGTCGCGGCGTGGCCTCGTTCTACCGCTATCGCGGGCGTCTGATCCAGGCGCACAAGCGGTTCATGCAGGACGTACAGGAGCGCCGGTCGTGAGCCGCCCGCGCGGAATCAAGGGGCTGGAAGGACGCGAGCCGGTCGGCGTGGTCCTCTCGCTCGGGATCAAGGACGCGCGTGGCGTGCCGGTCGAGAAGGACCGATTCCACTTGGTCGTTCCCCACGAGGCGGACGGGCGCCGACCGCACCATGCAGCGTTCGCGCCATTCAACGCCGCGCCACCAGAGAAACGGCAGATGATCCGGGGAAACCTCGTGCATGCCACCGAGGCAGAGTGCTTCGACTATCGGCTGCGGGCGCAGGTCTCCAAGACCCTCGGGCTGCGCGCCCACCCCAATCGCCGCCCGGTCTGCGAGGGCGACGGGGTGCGCGCCATCCGCTGGACCGGGGATGACCCGGACGATTTCACCGAGATTGACTGTCCGAACAAGGATTGCCCCGCCCGTCTGGTCGAGCCTGCCGAGTGCAAACCGTTCGCCCGTCTGCTGTTCCGGCTGCGCTGGCCGGACGGCAACCCGCTGCCGTCGATGGTGTGCAAGTTCACCACCGGCGGATGGAACACCGCAGCCAACCTCAAGGGGTTTTTCGATCAGGTGCGGCGCACCGCGCAGCAGATTGGTCTGACCGACTACACCCTGTTCGGCCTGCCGTTCACCCTCACGCTGCACCAGCAGACGCGCCCGGCGGCCCGCACCCGGTTCCCGGTCGTTGCCATCAGCCCTGACATGGACCTGATCGAGTTCTTCGCACGCCAGCAGGAGCGGATCGCTCAGCTCCAGGCGGCGCCTGCGGTCAACCTGATCGAGGGTCCTGAGACAGACCCCGCCATCGAGTATGAGGATGTGCGCCAGATTTCAGGACCGACGAGGATCGACCAATGAGCAGGACCTACAGCAGCAGCAGCCTGAAACCGTTTCTGAAGAACTGCCCCAAGGCCCTGGATTTCTACCAGTCCGGGACGCCTGTGGATCGCACCGACCTGGACCGGGGTGTGTGCGCCCACGCGATCCTCGAATATGCGGCGGGCAGGACGTTCCATTCCCGCGAGGAGATCGAGAAGCTGGCAGACGATGTGACTGCCGAGCTGATCGCTCACGGGCGCGCATTCCGTGGCGAGCCGCAGCCGCCGCTGGTGCCGGAATCCGCGTTCGAGGGACGCGACCTCGCGGTCGAATATCTGATGATGACCGACGTGCCGCGCGGCGATGCCGAGGTCGAGCTGTGGATGGATGCCAAGGGTGGACACGATGGCGAGGCTCGCTACGTCGCCCTGGTCGATCTGGTCTACCGCACAGAGATCGGAGAGGAGGACGACACGCTCTCGGCCATCGTGGTGCGCGACTACAAGACCGCGTGGTCTACCGGACCGGATGAGACCGAAACGCTCCAGATGCGTGGACAGGCGGCGCTAGCGGCCCTGCACTACCCGGACGCGCAGGTGATCGTTCGTGAGGCGGTCAATGTCCGCACCGGCGCGGTCTACCGTTCCGAAACACTGCGCGACGAGGAGGGCGAGGCGCAACTGGCGCTGTGGCGCGAGAACATCCTGCGCCTGTGCGACGCGGCCGATGCCAATGCCGGCGCCCGCATGGCACGCCCAGGTTACGGGTGCCTGTCGTGCTGGTACGCGGATCGGTGCGAGGACTGCCTGAGCGCGATGCAGGGCGACGATCTCGCGCTGGCATGGGTGACGGCAAAGGCGCGCATGGAGTCGCTTCAGAAGGCGCTGAGAAAGGCAGCGAAGGATCGTGATCTCAAGGTCCCCGGCGGTGTGGCCGGATACCGGAAGAAAGCCAGCCGCAGGCCGTCAGAGTACGCGGCGGACGTGATCATCGAATACAGCTATGGCAACACCGGCTGGAACGAAGATCGTGTCAAGGGACTGCTGATGAAGCTCAAGCCCGGCGTGACCCAGATCGAGAACTTCGCAAAGGCGAGTTTCGAGCGCGGCGACGTGCGGCGAGATGACTTTCTCGATGCTGCACTGGAGACGCAACAGGTCGCTCGTTTCGGAGTATGGAACGATAAAGAGGAGAACAATGAAAAGTGAAGAACTGATCAAACGCGCCCGCTAGCTGGCTGCGCACATTTCGCGCGGCATGGACGTATTTGCCATATCGGACGACATCGGAGACATGATGGTTGTTCTTATCAACATCATGGAGCGAAACGGACTGACGATGCAGCAATGCCTTGAACAAGCCTACGACGACATCAAGGACAGGAAAGGGCGCATGGTGGATGGCGTATTCGTAAAGGAATGCGACTAATAATCATCAATAAATGGAGGCAGTCATGTCTGATTCAAAAAGAGGTTGGCATGAGATCAAGATTTCGTTGAAGGACGGAAAAACAGCGACCGTGCTTGCAAAGACGATATGGCTGGAGGTTCCAGGAACAGACATAGAGGTCAAGCTGGCAATCCATGATACGTATGGCGTGGAAACAGAGTTTGGGCAGCTATCACATTACGGTAGCGGAATGCGAATTGCATGCCTTTCAGACGAGCATTATAGGACGGGGATCACGGATGACAGGGAGCTTGCAAAGAGCGCATTCGAACGAGTTGTACAGCAAATAGGCGCTGCACAAGTTCTCGATAATATGCGGCGTTTGGCAAATCCCTTGAATGAGCCTCATAAGGAACGTTGGAAGAAGATAAAAGGAGTTGATGAATGAGCAACGAGACCCCGCCCCTGTGGCTCCCCATCTTTTCCATCCTGGCTCTGCTGCTGGTGCTGCGGATGATCTTTGGAGGGTGAAAGATGTACGCAAATATTCAGAAGACGTATCGCGGCAAGACCGCATATCAGTGCCTCAAGGACGCCCGTATCCAGCTGACGCAAGCCGGTAACCACGAGATCGTTTCTCCGTTATGGGACGGGGTGCTGGAGAAAAATTCTGTATGGGGCACCCTGGTTCTTGTTGATGCTGAGCATGATGCTGTGGTGCAGCTGGAGCTTTCACAACGGGCTTGGGATCGCATCGAGGCCCTGGAGGCGCAACGGGAATCTAAGGAGAATTTGGAATGAACGTAGAGAATCACCCTGTCTTTCTTTCTTGGCAGCACTGTTGAAGCTGATTTACGGAGGGTGAGTAATGGCAACTAGAAAACCATGCCCCGGCTGCGGTGAGGTGAAGCCGAAGCGCCGCGCGGATGAGGTATGCGGAGAGTGCAAGTACAAGCTAGAGCGTTTCGGCGAGTTAGAGAAAGAAAACGAAGGGCTGAGACACAAAAGCGGACTTTCTGAGTGCGACTTTAGAAAACCGTTCGAGGCGCGCGGCGCGACGGCAGAACTCGCGGACGCTATTTTCCGAGCCATGCGCAACATGCCAAAACGAGGACAGCGCTACCTCATGCCGGAAGCATTCGATATATGGGGACTGTGGCGTGATGTTCAGGAAATAGCTTACAGCGAGTACAAGCGTGGGCTGCAAGATGGGACAAATTTGCTGAGGCGGCTTAATGATGGATCACTTTCTATGGACGAATTTCTGCACAGGAAGGAGAGCGGAATATGACAGCATTCGAACACACCCTGCTCGCACTCTGCATATGCATCGTCACACTGGCATTTCTGCTGTCGGAATGGACGAAGCTGGACTCACAAGCTCATCACCCGTGGCAGCGCCACCTGTACCTGCTACGGCCGCTGGATACAGTCGAGTGGTTCATGCTCGGGCGAGAGGAAAAGGACGAACTATCAGAGTGGGAGTGTGAATACATTCACCAGATGACGAAGTTCATGGATCGGATTCTGAGCAAGTACGAAGGGGAGCAAAAATGAAAGTCACTGTATTAACGGTGGACGACGTAAAAATCCGCCGCTGGCATTGGTGGTCGAACTGGATCGACGTGGCTGTATTCGATTTCGCTGGCGCTGGCCACCTACTTCAAATGCGGATAAGCCGGACGAACGCCAAGCAGTTTCGGTGCCGCAAGTTCGCATCACCGTTTTCGATGGGCGTTCCTTACGCCAACATAGTGGAGGCAGGCGATTTGGTGCAGATGGAAAGAGAGCAAGTACGAGGAGGGGTGAAATGAAAGGATTAAAGGGACTGACGCTGGTGGAGGTTGTTTTCATCATCATCCTGTTCGTAACTGCCACGTGGTTATGGAACGCATATAAGTTCATGTCGTGCGACTTATCGCCCGACTATAAGTGTGAGGTCGTGCACGGCATCGGAATCGTAATTCCTCCGCTGTCAGTGGTGACAGCGTGGGCGGAGGACGACGGAGCATGAGCAAAACTCTCTACATCATTCACGGCCTGCCCGGTAGCGGCAAGTCCACCCTGGCGAAGGTACTTGTTTCGCACAGCTCCCAGCATTTGGAAGCGGATATGTTTTTCATCGAGTGTCACGGCGAGTTCGGCAGTATCACAACGTACCCGAGCGCACCATCCGCCGCATGCGCGAGCGGTGGCAGCCGACACCAGTAGATGGGTAGATTATCAAAAATGTTTAAGGAGAAAGATTATGGATTGGAAACAAGCTGAAAAGTGGAAAGAAGAAGCAAACAGCACAGAACGGAACTACGACATGGAATGGTCGTGGGATTGCGGTTTTAAGCTGGACTATGATGGTCCGCTAATTCACGTAAGCAGTCGTTTCTATAAAAATAATGGAGATATTTTTGATGGCTCTGTGTCTTTTTACATTGGCGACGAGTGTGTATTCACCAGGGAGTTTAGCTGCAGGCATATCAACATATTGCGAGAGGACGTTCTGGAATATGTAGCAAGCGTAAGAAATAATATCCATAACTTGGTCATCAACAATATATCCGTATTCATAACTAAGGACATGCAGAAATGAGCTGCATCTGTGACACCGAAGCGCCACGTCTGTTCCGCGAACAGTGGCGAACAGCCAGGAAAGCGCACAAGTGCTGCGAGTGTGGCAGCGCTATTAACCCTGGCGAGACATACCACTATGTCACAGGCATATGGGACGGAAGGTGGCGCGTGTATAAAACCTGTGAGCGGTGCGCCGATCTCCGCAATGCATTGGAATCTGTCTGGTGCGTCTGGTTCGGAGGGTTGCGCGAGGAATACATCGAATATCTGGATTATAACGACCTACTGGAATACGACGACGAAGACCGGATTATCAAGCCTGTCAACCATCTGACGCGGCCTGACGAAGTGAAATGAAAAAGTCCATCAAACACATCTGCCCCAAGTGCCACCATCGCATGAAGCGCGGCATTGCGTTACAGCAGACATACAAGGGGCGTGTGACAATCAGCCCGGGTGGTACGGGCAAGATCATCCCATGCTGGAAGTGCTCGACATGCGGCTGGAGTAAAACGATAGGGAGGAAAGACGGTGGCAGAACTTAAACACAAATTGATCTGTTGGGGCGACTATGCAATCCAGGTGCCGCTGTGGGCTAACTGGATAGCATGGGATAAGAGTGGAGAGGTATGGGGCTATGAATTACGTCCAACCTTACACCCAAGAACCTATGGCAAGTGGGTAAATTTTAATACAGGGAGAATTGAGCAGATCTCGGATATATTAGACATTCCACCCCCTGAACCTGGTCCGTGGACCGAGCAACTTTATTGGGTAGGAGATTGATATGAAAACAGTTAAGGTCAGAATCGCTGTCGCTGTTGACCCTGATGGAGATTGGAACGCATCGGGTTGGCTGAAACCCGACGGAAGCCCAGCAGCAGAAGAAGCAATGGACATCGCGCTCGGCGAGGTGAAAGAAAGCGCGGCCCGATATTGGATAGAAGCAGAACTTCCACTGCCGGAGCCGAATATTTATAACCATAATGGCATAATCATAACGAGGGACTGACATGAAGAAATGCGATGACTGCAAATACGCAAAGTGGGAGCGTGACAAAGCAGGACGGTTGCATCACAACAAGCAAGGATACTGCACATTCAATGTGAAAATACCTGCGCTGCCAAATGCGTATTATTTTATGCCCAAGCCAGTGTTAACAGGCGGATATATAGAGCGTGGGCAAGAGTACGAGAAACGCTGTCCTTGCTACGAGCCTGAATGATAACGACCATGAGTAGATGAAACGATGAACATGAAACCTTGCCCTTTTTGCGGTAGCGCCGCACTAGACGTGCAAAGGCTGAACGGTTTCAGTAATTGGGCGGCTGTGCATTGCAATAACTGCGGTGCTGTAGGCCCTGACGTTCGTATCCTGCCGTATTAGCAGCCATACGAATGGGAACGCCGCGCTATCGAAGTGTGGGATGAACGAGTAACCGGACAGGAGACAGACTAATGAGCAAGACAATCGAACTGACAGACGAGCAATGGGCCGCATACCAGCGTGGCGAGCCGGTGACGGTGCAGAAGCCGAAGCTGTGGGAGCCCAAGGGCGGCGAATTTACAATATTTGTAGAAGATGTTTTTCAGGCAAACTCATCCAATGATTACAGACAATTCGGGCTAGAGTATCCCACGAAAGAACAAGCCGAACGCGCCCGTGACCTCATGCGCCCGATCCATCGTTATATTGCCTACGCGATGGAGCACTGGCCGGACTACGAAGTGCCGGAGCCTGGAGAAGCAACATATTTTGTAACCTACGATGCCGAATGTAAGGAGTGGGGTGTGTATACACACATTGAGAGTCGTTGTCCATGGATTCCCTACGGCCCGTTAGATAAGGTAATAGAGCTTGCAGACCGCCTCAATCGTGGTGAGGTGAAATTCTGATGAATATAAACAAGTATCGCTACATTGTAATTAAATCAGCAGATGCAGAAGCTGCACTATCTGAAAGCGAGCTAAACAGACTCGCAGAATTGATTGACAAGATAGCAGATTATAGACGCCACAATGGTAAAGAAGATCGCAACTATATCTGCATATCCGATAAGTGGGAGGAAGAATACAGCGCTATGCGCAGGGCGATTGCAAGACGTTTTGCAGACAAGGAGAAAAGCCTATGAATATCTACGGAGTGTTATTTAGTTTTTATCTTGGGGTTGCTATTTCGACTTTTGGGTATGCAGCGGCTAATACAACGTCCTGCGTTAACTACAGCAAGCGCGAATTCGGAGAGACATCGTGCAGAATGGTGGTTGGAATGGGCGCAGGCATAGCGTGGCCTTTCTATCTTAGTTGGAATTTGTGGGAGAGGTATTTCAATGAGCAACGATGACAAGCTTGACATCATCGCGTGGTTCGTCATGCTCAGCGTGACGTTCCAGCTATCGCATTCTCCAAACGTATGGCACCAGATCGGCGCGTATATCGTCGGTTCGGTGCTGTCCGTCTGGGTTCTAACGGACCTGCTGAAGTCCTGGCTTCGATGGAGAATATCCAGGCTTGAACAAGAACTGGATGAAATCCTTGGCAATCCAAAACAGATACGGTGACGCTAGAACACGTCGCCAATCACGCCAGAAGATGGCTTTCTCGTATGCACGATCAGCTTGGCATACGGCGGATAATCGGAAGGCTGAGTAAACGAATACTCATCGAGTGAAACTTCTCCAGGGTCTATCTCGTCCCAGTGATACCCGAGAATGAAGTGGACGTGAGTGATCCCGCTTCTGTTGATTCCAGGCGTCTTTCCACGAATGTCGTCTATCACGTCCAGCGTTCTGCGACCTGTGACGCCTGTTGCTTTGAACTCCCCGATCTTCGTCATCGCCGCCATTTCTGCGCGTGAATCCCAGTTGTCCACGTTCACCGGCGTGTTGGTGTCCGGACTGATGGCAGCAACCAATCGCGTTGCCGTCGTGGCAACGGAAAAATCCACCTGAACATCGACCTTCACAATCTCCTCATCGACAGGGATTCCAGACGTATCGACGTGGAAGATCGCGCGCTCTCCTCTCGCTAAGGTACTGGACGCGATATACAGCGTCTGAGACGGTGATCCGAGCGATGATGCGGTGACAGATGTTGCCGGACCATCGAGCCAGCTCGTATAGGGAAGTGCGCGCAGATTCTGAATCTGTCCTCCGTCGCCTGTCAGCACATCGAACTCATGAATCGGCATGAGCGTTCCCCATGACTATCGGCGTCGGGTCGATGAATGACCCGTCTGGCCGCTTGATCTCGTAGTGAATGTGATCCGTGATGCCGGGGTATATGTCCTGCAACCCCTGCGCCTTTGCAAGCGGCTGGCCTTTCTCGATATTTCGGCCAACATCGGCCAGCGCATCGGTGTAGAAGAACCGATGATTTAGCCCGCCGTCATCCGTCACTTGAATGTAACGCTTGTGCCCCTTCGGTCCATCCGGGTTGTAGGGGAATCCAATCTTCGTCACGACGCCTGAGACGGGCGACAGAATCACGTCGCCCGCTTCGCACACCAGATCGACACCGTGATGCCGCCGGCGGCCGCGATCACGGGATGCGCCATACTCGCCGGACCCCCAGCGATCCGGTCCACGGACCATCATCGGCGTCTGGCGCAGAATCATGCCACTAGCGCCTCCTGGACCTGCTCAGCGAGCGTATTGCCAGGGTAGCCATCCATCATGCGGTCGAGCTGTTTCGCCTCGTCACGGGTCAGCCGGAGCTGCACGCCGCCCTCATTGCTATCCAATACCGCCTGAATGGCCGATGCCGCGATGTGCAGCACGATCCCGGCCTCATGGCCCACGATGAACTCCGGCACCGGCGGCGTCTCGTCGGACAGCAGGGCATCCACCAGCCGCTCGAAGTAGTCCCGCACCTCGTCACTCATGCGGTCGAACTTGCTGCCCTCCGGGTGGCCGTCCCAGGCGCAGTAGGCCATACCGGCCTGTGCACCGACGCGGGCCAATTGGGTTTTCCAGTCATCCATCACTTCTTGTCCTTGCGCTTCCGCCATGCCACCACGGCACCGAACACGATGACAGCCAGGATCACCCAGGCCCAGAAGCCGCCGATGTCACCCTGCACCTGATTCTCCAGCATATCTCTATCCTCCTGTTTCCACGTCAATGAATGATCCGCCGCCATCGGCGGAGTTGCCAACCACACGGGCTGATAGTACCTGTACCGCCTCATGCGCCTCCAGCCTTACGTTCTGACCATCGCACGATTGCGCCCTTCATACTGTCCATCACTACTGGACCGCCGAAATAGAACGCGAGGATGGTGCCGACCAGCAGGTTGTTCTGCATCGCTGCGGCCCATAGCGCATCGGCAGAATCCGCAAGCAGCTTTGCGCGTGCATCGCCTGCCCACGGCGCGACCGCTCGCAATACCGTGGCAGCAGTCGTCTCCAACACCCAGGGGCCTGTGAACGCGAATGCCAGGAACCGGCGAGCAAGACGGCTCCCCGTCGTCGCTTCCAGCCAGCGGGAATACGTCCTCAGCGCCTCGGACCGTGCCTTGGCGCGTGCCTCAGCTTTCTCCTCGTCGGTGTACACCAGCTTGTCCAGCCCGTTCGAGAGATGATCCACCATCTTCTCGGCGGCCTTCGATGTGCCGAACAGATTGCCCAACACGTCACCTGCGGCAGACAGGAAGCCCATCATCCGTCCTCCTTTGGCAGTTCTTTCGCAGGCGCGACACCGCGCACCGTGCTGCGCTGGTCGATATGCTGTGAGATCACCTTGGCGATGTGATCGGTCATGGCGTTGTAACCGAACAGCAGCGCGGCGGTCAGAACAGCCCCAAGGACCGTCCTGCGAACCACGTTTCCTGTCAGCTTTGACCGCTCGTACTCGCGCCGCAGGTGCGCCCAGTGATCGGTCGTCAGGCCAAGCTCCTGAGTCCACGCCTGTATGCCCTCCCGGACACCCTCGCGGATCAGCAGTTTCAGCGTCTCCTCGTCTCTCACGATGATGCTCTCTCGCAGTACAGTCGTCATGGACCGATCATCTCCAAGATCACCCTGTCCAAGGTATAGCCCAGGTCCTGCTAGGCTGCTGTGATGAACTCCCGAAGCACGGACACCCACGGCGCCGCGTCGTCCCATTCCAGCCGGCCATCGGTGCCCCATCCGCCCCAGATCACCACACCGTCGGCCAGCGACAGCACCAGAGCGAGCTGATCGCGGAACGTCTCAGCCGGCATGAACGCCCACGGCTGTTCGCTGGACGGGTGGAACTGCGGCCAGATGAACGGATACACCAGCACACCCAGCCGCTTGGCCTCGCGGATGTGCGCGGTGGCGTACTCTGCCCATCGGCTGGTGTCGGTGTACATCGTGTACAGGCTTGGGTGAACGATGCCGGCCTCGCGCGCCAGGCTCTCGCGCAGCTCGATGCGCTTCTGCCACGCGCGATACTTGCGCGATTGCGGCGGTTCGATCGACGCCCAGTAGTCGCGTTCAGGAACGACGCCGTAGAATCCGACGCGCCGCGCCGGGTAATGCCGGCTCCACTCGCGCAGCGTGGCGATATGCCGCGCGCCAGCGGGGTCAGGCCAGTGCTCGATGTCGAGAAACACCGCATCGCCGTCCGGCACCGTGCCGCCCTCGCTCTGGAAGATGCGCCCGAACCGCGTCGGCAGGCCCTCTCGCTCGCGCCGCCAGTCGTCCCACAACGTAGTGTGGTCGAGCTGGTGCATGCGCGGGATGCCAAGGTCCGGCTTGTTGGCGTAGAGGGTGGCATCGAAGATCATGACTGCCCCCACCATAGCAGCGGTGGATAGATCGTGAAGTGCCCCTTGCCCCACTGGTCCCACATCCACGCCATGCCGTCCTTGACCATCTGAAGCGGCGGTTCACTCCCAGCAGGCCAGCGCATCAGCGCCTGGAACGCCTCTGCGGTCGATGAGGGGCCGGACTGGAGGGCGAACGTGTAGGGGCCAGACAGCGCGGTCCCAGGCGTACCGGCCAGCGGCGCGGCGTTGTACCGCGACCAGTGCCACGCGGTGCTCGTCGATCCGTCCAGGTAGCCGATCGCCCCAGGGTCGCCGGGGACCACATAGGGCGGGTTCTGGTCAGCCTCGATCACCAGAAACCCACCGCCGCCGCTGGGGCCAATCACCGCCGCATAGGCATCGACGCCAAAGGTGCCGGCATCCGGCGTCGATGCGTTCGGGTCCTTTCGCAGCGCGGGCAGGTGCGAGTCCACGACGACGCCGCACGCCAGCAGCAGCACACAGTCGCCGGGGTTGATCGTGACCTGACCCGCATCAGGGATGACGTGCGAGTCAACGGCCTTGTACTCGATCCCCGTCACGCGCCCATAGACATCCCGCCCGAGCGTTTGCCCAGGCTCCGCGTTGTAGCTGTAGGACCGCCCGCTCACCCTATCGACGACGATCCCATCGGGCGATGTGAGGTAGTCCAGAAACAGCAGCATGGAATCCGGCAGATCGCCGGACCGCAGAGGATCGTGGCCGGTCAGCGATGGCGACGGCCCGGCGACAGGTCCCAGCATCAGGCGCTCCAGTTCGGGGCGTCCACCTTCTGCCCGTTCGCCCAGCGCTCACCGATCCACCGGGTGGCCTCCAGCCAGTTGTCCGGCAGCCCGTCGTCGAACACATAGAGCGCCAGCCCGTAGTAGTCCCCGTCGCTGAACATCAGCTTGTTCTGGCTGCCCAGCGACACCGCGCCGAACCCGGACGGCAGCGC